AAGCTATAGGTTCTGTTTCTACATGTAAAAATATATACTTTTTTTCAGGATATTTTTCATCTATTTTACTACTTAAACTAGTAATTTTTAATACATGATTTCCCGGAGTAATTTTTTTACCACCTTTACCACCACTTTTGCTTTCTAATAAATCTGTTAAATCTACATTCATTTTATTTTATTTTTAATTGTTACTATTTATAAATTTTGTCCCAGTTAACTGAAACTTTACCATCTATCATTTCTGAAATTACTATTTCTTCATTTCTTAAATGTTCAGGTCTTGCACCACATGTTACTTCTTCATTGGTTTTAAAAGATAAAACTGTTTCATTACCTCTTCTATACATATAACCTATAGCATCTGCATTTGCACAAATTAAAGATTTAATTTTACCTGTTAAATCAATATTTGCTGACATAACCATTTGTCCTTTATCATCTACCTGTTTGTCTTTAATGTGACCAGATAAAATAATATGGGGTGCTAAGGTATCAATAAAATCTAATACTTGAAAGAAAGCTTGACGAATATATAAATATCCCGCACCATTTGCTAAAGTTAATACATTTTCACCATCAAAATTTTTACCCATAGTTGTATTTTTATATAACTTTACAGCTAAAGGCATTATCATTTCTTCTAAAGCAGTTACTGTATCTATAGTAACATATTTATAAGGTTTATTTGCTTCTATAATTGCTTTTCCTGCTTCAAATAATTCTTTTAAAGAATTAACTTTAATTTTTAATGCATCTACATAATTAGAACCATTTTCTAAATCAATTAATAAGTTATTTTCTAATCCTGCAAATGCAGTTGTTTTACCTGTTTTAGGTTTAGAATAAACTAATAATCTTTTAGGATTTACTTCTCCTGCTTTTATTTTACTTGTTGGTAATATCATTTTTATTTATTATTTTTTTCAATTAAATTATTTAACCATACTTTATTACTAACTGGCTTCTTCCATATAATAGCAGCAAAATCAGAAATACTCATATCATTTATTGGTGCATCTTCACCAACTAAAATATCATCTAAAGTAATTTCTTTACCTAAATATTCTTTTTCAAAGTCAGGAAATGGTGATACTTTAACTTTTTCATACAAACCACTTTCATATAAAGAATAATTAATTTCAGAACTATCTTCTAAAATTACTTTTAGTTCAGCTACTGAAACAATATAAACATCATATTCTCTACCTTCATCAGTCATTTTAGTCTCCATTTCATATTCTTCTTTATAAAAAGGATTATATGTAAGTTTAAATAAAGGTCTATCTTTTAAGTCAGGTGTTAATTCTTTGTTTACAAATTCCATGTAAATATCTTTTTCTTTTGATACTTCACTTTCAAATAACTGAATAAACCTTCCTTTTTTACCACTTATAAAATATGCATTTTTTAATATATAAAGAGGATCATTGATCTTTAATATTTTAAATAGTGGTTCATGTTTTCTTAATAATTCTTCTGTTTTTTCTTTTCTACTCATAATTTATTATTTATTTTTTTGTTGTTGCGGGGGTGTGTCAATTTCTACAATTTTCATTAATTGTTTATCTAATTTAAAAAAACTAATTCTTGTATCACCATTTCTTGATTTTAAAAAATGAAATACAATTGTGCTATCATCAGGAATAATAAATCTATCAGGACCATAAAATTTAATTTTCTTTAATCCTGGTCTATTTATACCAATCAATGTATCAGAATGTTGTAATAAAGCATCAGCTCCAAATATATCAGAATCTAAAACATAATTACCATACTTACCATCTTCAGCTCTATCAGGACTATCAATATTTCTATTTAATTGACTTAATATAATAAATGATACTGGATAATTTTTTTTCATAAAAGTAATTGCTTCTCCAAGATTATAAAGCATGTCAAATTTATCTTTATCTCTTGCAGATTTTTTAAATAAAGTTGAGTGATCAACAGTTATTAAAGTTTTACAGTATACTTTTTTACCATTAATATGTGTAACATGTTTTTCTATGTAATGATGTATTGTTGACATAAACTCTTCTACTGTACATGCATCATAAACAACATCTACTCTTGAATTTACTCTTAATTTTTCTACATAATTTACACATTTATTATAGTCATGATCTGAAAGTTTATTATTTCCTGCACTATTTAAACTCTTATAATCTTTTTGTGTTGGTGTTGATAGTTCTCTAATTGCACTTGTTCTACCTGGCATTTCTAATTGAAATTGTAAAATTCTAAAGTGTTCATCTTGATTTAATGCTACAACTTCTGCGCATAATTGATCTATAAAAAAAGTTTTACCTGTACCTGGTCTAGCTCCTATAACTGTCAGAGTATTCCATTCAATTCCATCTAACAAAGCTTCATTAAACTTTGGCCAACTTGTAATTAAACTTTTTCTTCTTCCTTCTTGTCTAGCTTTGATATGAGTTAATGCTTCATCAAATGCTTCAATTTTACTTTTTACTTTTACAGGTCTTGTTTCTAAATAACTACTCATTTTCTATTGCTTTAATTGTTTTATTTTTAGTATAATTATATATAGCATGTAATGCACTAACTAAAAATTCAAATATTAAATATTGCCATATTGAAACAACAACAATAAAATTTGTGGTAATTACATAACCTACTAAAGAACCAATAATAGCACAAAATGTTAATAAAATATTTTGTTGTATATTTCTCATACTATTTTATCTTTAAAATAAGTTTCTTCATATTCATCTTCACCATTTATTATCATATCACAATAGGTTGCAAGATCTGAATCCCATGATTTATCTGTATTTTGTTTTCTTACAAAATATTGTGATGTTCTCATATATTCATAATTCTTCATTTCAAAATCATTCACATATTTTCTTGTAGCTGAAAGAATTATATCCCAAGAATAAGTGTAATTATCAAAAAACCATCTAAAACCATTTTCTAATGTTTTCACATTGACTCTTGCAGGTTTACCACTAGATAATTTTTTGTTTGGAAAAGTTTCAACATATTCTTGTATTAAATCAATAAAAAAAGCACCCATTAAGGTTACAGATGTTTTCTTTTTGCTTTTATTAAAGAATTGTTCAATTTCCTTCACAAATATAATACTTTTTTCAGTTAACTCCAAATTTTTATCTAACCAATTATTAGATTGTAATTTTTTTATTTCTAATGCATAACTAACAAAAGTATCAGGTATTCTTTTTTCAATACAGCAATAAAGCACATAATAACTATTAGGTGTAATTTTTGCTTTAATTAATTTATCAAATATTTCATTCATATATTACCAAATTAAATTTTCTTTATAATTTTTATTAATAATTGTTTCTATTTCTTTAAATAGATTTTTTGAATCCCAGTTTAAATCACTATTATATGCAGCAGTTGCTGGATGTGTTAAGAAAAACTTATGATTATTATCATTTACACAATCTGACCATTCTTTAGCAATTTTTCCTAAATACAAATATACTAGTCTATTATTACACCAGGTTAAATGATCAAATAAATATGCAATAAAAGGTTTCCAAATGTTATAATGTTGACCTGATTTACCTATAGTAGTTGTAAGAGCTGTATTAAGTAAAAGCACTCCTTGATTTGACCATCTTTTAAGATCAGGATCTTTACTAATAATTTGATTATTATATACAGTTTTATTAATTTCTTCTAAAATAAATTTTAAATTAGGTTGTATATCATTAGTTTTACTACAACTAAAAGCTATTCCATCAGCTATTCCAAATGAAGGATAAGGATCTTGACTTACTATAATTATTTTAAGTTTATCATAAGGACATTCTTCAAATGCTTTAAATATATCTTTTAATGGAGGTGTAAATCTTTTACCATCATTTGTTAATTTAACCAATTGACCTATAATTTTATCAAAATCAGAACTTTCTATAAAAGATTTTAATATTGTTTTCCATCCAGATAATTCTAATTTATCAAGTAATTTATTTTTTATTTCATCAATATTTATTTTTTGATTCATTTTTTTTTTATATTTGTTAAAATTTTAAAATATATACATCATGCCAGTAAATGTTAAATCAATGAAATCTGATGCTACTTTTGATATTAAAGTAAATACAAACTTTTATTTAATGATAAAAGAAACTACACTTTATGTTTTTCAAACAGAAAAAGACAGTAAAATAATAACTGAGTCTTTAAAAAATATAAAAGAAAAACAATATAATGAATTATCTCCATATGAAAGAGCTGTATATACATTATCAATTTTAATTTCTGAAATGGAAAGAATTGCTACCATTACTGAATTAACAGATGATAATTCAATATTACAACCTAATGATGAAGGTTATATTGAACCTACTGAAAATTCACCTACAGCATATTAAAAATTAATATTATACATTGTTCCAATTTCTATACATGATTGTATAGCAAGCATTATTTCATCTTTAGAACAATCTGCAAAAGATTTACATACTGTTTCTTCACCTGTACTATAACATAGTCCTGATTGTTCTTTTACTAAAGTTTTCATTTCTTCAAATGTATAACCAGATTCTTTAGCTAATTCTCTTATACATGCATA